GGCTACGGCGGAGGCTCGGGCGACGGCTACGGCGGAGGCTCGGGCGACGGCTACGGCTATGGCTCTTGCAACTTGCTGTAAGATACTCTCAACCTACCATCCGGTAGTTTTTATAACGCCCATGCGTTTGTAATAGCAGATTCTTAACCCAAATCCCCTAACGTCCCCTCTTCAGGCCAATCCATCCTGTTAGTTCTCTCAAGCTGCTCTCTTTCGCGCTCCCAGATATCTTGTGACATTTGCTGAGCCCATTCGCGCGAACCCTTGACGATTTTCTTCTCCGGAGCTTGTGAAGAATAATGATATCCGCATCTCCATGCATAGAGAAATGCGTCACAGAGATGATTGGCCAAAGATTTATGCTCTTTCTTTGGATATTTAATCTTATCCCCATCGGTTTCCCATACGAGGGAAGACATTTCTTCCCACAAGGGTCGATTTTCTGCTGTATTGAGAATTTTGATTTTCCCCTGCATCAAATCAGAATTGCAAAGCTCTATAAATGTCACTTTGTCGATCTTATCTGCGTATTCAAAAGGGATCGCTGAGCGCGCACGCATGCTTTCGACACCCTGCTTATTGGCACCGTCTATTATGATCTTATGAGGTGCCATTATCGTATCACGTTGATATTCTTCAATCTTTCTGCAGACTTCATCGAAAGTCATTCGCTTCTTTTTAAAGACCTTTGCAATAAATAAATAAGGGCTGTTAGCATGATATCCTGTAAGAACGAAAGCGCTATCATCTTCCCATCCTGTGTCGACTCCAAGTACATATGTCCATCCCGAAGGCGACAGATGCGGTATTTCCTTGGTGAGATTCCGTACCATATCGAATCGATATACGAGTTTCTCTTCATCTATCACCCATTGATTGAGGTACCATTGCTTATATTGTGGCGTTGCCATGTATTCTGGACGATCATGCCCGATCTCATCAAGCTTCGCTTGCCATTGCCTTGCGACATAAGGATTATCGTGTGCCGTCCATTCAAAGAGCTTCCAACCACGTTCTTTACGTGTCGTGATATCGAAAAAAATACCACGCGGGAAGTTTGATGCAGTCCCCATGAGCCATATTGCACCGTCTTCATCGATGACCGCTGGCTCTATGAGGTCAATCAAACTTCTAAGGCTAATCGTGTACATCGAAGCTTCATCTATAGCGACAAGCTTAAACTTTCGTCCGAGAAGCTTTTTCATTTCCTCTTCGTCTTTGTCGACACCGAGAACCTTGATGACCGATCCATTTTTATGAGTCATCGTCAAATCGGTCTTGTTGAGTTTCACCCCAAGATTGTGCTTATCGTTCAAAACACATAGAACATCTTTCCAAATGATAGAAAAAGCTGAGTCTCTTGTGAGCCCTATAAACATGCAGTTGCATCCTGCGAAATTCAATGCGGTATGATGCAAACCTATCCCAGCTGTGTAGGATTTTGCTGATCGACGAGTGCAAAATAATGTCTTTTTCTTAGCTGGATCTTTAATAAACGCAGCTTGATGTGGGAAATTGTAGTCTATTATGTCGGGGATATTATTTCGTGCTAGAAGACGTTCAGCATATTCCTGATAGTGAAAAAGCATATTACCATTTCCTAGGTCTTTCTTGTCCCTTTGGCATTTTACCACTCATAGCTTCTCTCAAAGCCTGATTGCGCGAGGCTATAGCTACCGCTGCTTCAGGAGTTTGCGCAATTTGCTCGACGGGGATGGTTGCAACCTGAGGGACAGTAGGCATCCCTGGCGGCGCTAAATCAGCTCTAGAATGCTGTATAGACGCCCGCGTCGGAGCGGGATTTTTGGTAATTGGAACATCCAATATTTTAATGCGTTCTACAATCAACTCTTTCACCGCACGCGGAAGTTTGTGGTTAATAAGAAGATCGATGAGGAAAGAAAGCTCATTCATTTACCGGTCTTTCCCGCTCCAGGTCCTGCGTGTACGTGACCATAGGGTGTTTCTACTTGTGCTGAAACAATGCCTGCAACAATTGGGTGTGTGACTTGTTGTGCATATTTTTCAGGTGTTCCAGCTTCCATTGCACTGATATTCGTGACGGGTACATAGGATTGCTTGTTTTCCCAATTCACTACTAACCAATTACGCTTCTCATCAAATTCAAGTTTCAGACCTGCTGTTTTGCCGGGATCTAACTTCTGCCCGAAATTCTTTCCAGCAAAAAATAGTGGGTTATGAAGATGAGCTATCTTGATTTCCATTTATGTTCCTATGCAAAAGGATCAAATTTCCAATTCTTGAACTTTTCTTGCCAAATCAGGGCGCCGGTCTTGGTGAAATGCGTAAATTTTTCAATACCTTGTGGTAATAAGGCCCTAGCTATACCGTTACGACGCATGTTCTTTTTCACGGAAATGTAATCGAGCACATTCTTATGATGGACCGAAAACCCAAGGACCACGTCATTATCTTCAGTCAAAACTGCCAATCTGACGATGCAGGATCCGTCTCTCAATTTCCTTTTGAGATTGAATTCATAGTGCTTATAGAAGACGAAAGAATCGATTTGTTTAAAGACTGGATTGCCAAAGCGTAGAGTACGCAACCAATTCGATAGGATTACGGAATGATATTGAGGAGGGACATCTTTCCCTGTAAACGAAAGGATCGTATAACTACTGTCCGCTGTAGGTTCACTCATTTCCTGAATCCCAAAAATATTTTACCAGACCTCGTTGTTTCGATTATATTCATTTCAAATTCAACTCGGCACGTGTAAAACTCCTAATCCCCCAAGCCAAGAGATAACGACGAATGATGATACGTATTGTTTTTCTATCCTTCGGCATGCCCATACTAACAAGCTTTTCAGTCATTGTCTTTATTCTAACGCCATCCGCATACCAAAGCATAATGAGCTTGTCGGCGATATTTCTATACTTGGTATTCGGATTACTTACCGCTTGCCATACGAGGATATAATATTCCCGCGTGGCTTCTATTTGAGTGGGATGCAAATTTTTAAAGGGATCATAGCAAATCTTTTCATTTTCGATATCATTGAATCCATTTTCAGCAAGTTTGTCGTACCAGTATTTTTCAAGCTTCGCGAATTCATCATGAGTTATCTTCTTTGACACGAATATTTAGCATCCTTTTTATGGCGCTAGTAAGTATCAAATCTTTCATTTTAAGTTTAGGCGCATTAGGATGTTTGATCATTTCTTTTTCTTTAAAATGTTTTTGAACATCTTCGTGATGCGCCTGCGTATATCCCGTTATGATATAACCTTTTATCAATGCTTGAAATTTCAGTTTCTCAAGACGTCGAAGCGTCGCATTGAGTTGAGCATCTGATTCTTTCAAGCCTTGGCTATCGCCTGGTAAGCTTTCTTCATAATGTAGGGCCTGTGGAACTAATCCCCTCATTTGCAGCTTCTTTCTTAGCTTTTTCTTCCGCTTCTTTTCTTCTCAATCTTTCTTGCGTTTTTTCACGCAATTCTCGTCCGATCGTATGGGCAACCTCATTAGCAGCTCCCTTGCGTAGGCCGTGAATAAAATATGCATCTGGTTTATGTGACTCAGTCGGGCCAAGATGCATGATAAATCCTGCTAACGTGCATTTCTGCATTTCGATAAAATTATTTCTATCTTCATCACTCTTCAAATGTGCGGTCGGCAACATTGTACCTGCAATGATACGATTAGACCATTCCTCGAATTCTTCACGTCCAAGCGGTAGAGGACGTGGTTCGTTCATTTGATGAATAATAAGTTCGGGCGGAGTTGATTCAATGTTGCTTCCCAATAGATTGGACAGGAATGAGTGAAAAAATTTCATTCTTTGTCGGATCCTTCTTCTTCATGTTTCTTGATAAAATCTTTAAGCTCTTCCATCGACATTTTGCGTATTTTCTCTCGGTCATTATCTATTATGGCTTCAATTTCTTGACGATCTCTCCATTTGTGTCGGTTCTTCATATTAAAGATCCAGACAGAGGCATTTAGGCTTCGACCTTCTTTCTCATTCCACATTCCTTCGATGCCAGCAGCTTCCCAAAAATCCAGGTTTTTAGCGTAGGCAAGCTCTTTGGCCTCTGAAAATGCTGGGAATTCATTGGCCCACTTATAGATAGTAGCTGGACATGTATTTATTCGACCCGCAAAACTTTCGAAGGAGAATCCTTTGGCCATATGTCCAATGAGCATTTGACAATATTTGGGGTCATATTTTGTTGGGCGCCCTACTGGCATTTGGAGATATCCTTTTGAGACCGCCGAAATATGCAACCTCCCAGACCCGAACTGGCCAATTCCAGTCGAACCCCATACTTCAACGATCCTGCCGGAATATTATAGTTTTATTACCATCTTGATCAATATTTAAGAGGGGGGTACAATGCGGCGGGATTTACTCATCTCAATGTAATTTCATCGAGTGCCTTTCCCAACTTTAACATCAATTCCAAAAATTCTTCGTCTTCTCGTTCGCACTTGATATTGTGTTGCAGAAGTTCCTGACTCGCTATGGCAACATCGATCAATTTTAGTTGCAATCGCAAAAGCACTTTGAATTGTTCAAGTGTCATTCTTTCTCCGCCTCGTGATTGAATGCTCGACTTAGATTCATCAAATAAGTTTCAGGGATGTTTTTATCTAGATTTTTTCTCCTGAATTCCAAAAGACATTCTGCTTCTTTCGCAATTGCGAGAAGCTGCTCACCATTCATCATGGCCCATGTCGCTAACTGTTGATCTTTTCCGAGTAAAGCATATTCTTTAATCCCTTCCGTGAAAACACCTATAATCCGATCGAGTTTCATCGTTTTTTTATCCTTTGTTCATTAAACCCCTTATCGAGGGAACGAACGTTTATACTTACTAAAGTTTAGCCATTGGCAGCATTGTGTTCACCAAACAACTGTTTAATGAACAGATAAAAAGGGTTTAGCCCTTATCATCCTCCAGCTTCTCCAGCAATAAGATAGCCTTGTTCTTTAAATGGCCTAGATTATATTCCGGCAAGTGTCCCACGCCCCTCATTTCAGCAACAACCTTTGCTATATCTAAAAGCTTGGGCAGCAGTTCGCGTGATACAGCTATGAATTTTGCATCAGGATATTCTGTAGATGGATAATATATGATTGGTTTTTGCATATCTTTTGGATGTTGAAGTGATATTACATGCGTAGTCCATGAACTTTCCTGAAGAGACCAAGGCCCTTTATTCGCTTCTTTGCAAAGCTTTTCAATTTCTTTGAGTTTCATCTGTTACCATTTAAAAAAAGTATATTTTTGATGAAAACATAAAATAAACGAACGAAAGCCGCGATGAAAAATGTTATAAAAACAAAATTGACTAATTTATTTTTCAAACAACGTTTTTCTCTGTTGATTATGCATGGACTTTCTTATTTCCTGTAAAACATATTCTGCATCAGCCTCACCGATATCAGAACTCATGGTGAGATCAAATGGTTGACATAGGGTACAAAGAAGCTGAACATCCGCTTTGCTTCTAGCGCTTTTGAAGCGTCTTTCTACGATATGTTCGCCATTTTCTGCTCTGACGTCATCATGAACTTTTAGATAAGCAGTGAACCCTTCGTTACTTTCAGTGGCGTATGCCGATAAACCAAGATTCGTAGCTAATATCATCACCAAGATTTTAAACGGCATACGCTCACCCATTTTCTATTCTATTTTTTGTCGCTTGAGAAGACCATATCCACTATGGCTTCTCCAACTGCACCTTTTACACATCCGACGATAATCGGTTTAACACCTCTTCCGACAACGGCTTCTTGTGTTGCACCTTTAACGCAACCCTCGGCCGCTGATCCTAGAGATTCGACTATTCGATCCCCGACGACATCATGAAATCCCACGTAAGCCATGAAGTCCTCATCGCTCATATCATCGTTTGTTGCTTTATTTTGTGTAATAAGGGCTGTCAATATAAATGTCAAATGTAATAACATATTTTATCTCCTTTTGTTAAATGTCTTTAATTCTTTCCATCGCAGGCGAGATCATCGTCGGAGTACAGATACTTCCAATTCATATAATCCTGCCCGCACATGGCTTTCATATAGTTCATTCTCTGCTTATAGTTGCAATTAAAGTATGGAGCTTCCTTGTAATTAGTGAGTTGGCTTTCGAGCTGTTGAAAATAATCATCCTCTGTCCAATTGCGATAATCTCTGGGTTTTTGCCCCGTAGGCGGGTTCCATTGGCCTTTTTTTTGTGCTGTTTGTTTGTAAAAAGCTTTTTTAGCTTCCCGACAGCCGGCGAATCCACTGTAACCCCCACCGCGACTGTGGCCGCACCAATTATACCGAAAGTCTTCACATTGTAGTTCTCGCGTATACATTGGGATTTTCACTCCATTCCCGAGAAGTTGATCTAAAAACGGGATTCCAGTGTTATCCAAGATGCTAGACCCCCCTGCAATAAAAGCACCTATCGCAGCGCGAGCATCAAAAGATATATCTATCGCATATGCTTGCTGAAACGCGCCGAAGCTAAGAACGAACGTGCACACCAACTTTCTCAAAATTTTCAATTCTAACTCCTACTTGTAAGAAAAATTTGAACCAAGGAAGAGTCTTCTAATAGGGAAAAATCGAATCTGCAATAAAACAATAAATACAGAAATATTACGCAATTATTTTACTCAGAATATTTGTTTTCTTGGCGAGAATCGATCATACTCAGAGAAAATTGGAAGGAGTGAAAAGATGAGTATTCTTCACGAACATCCAAGACCAATAAATCTAAACATGCATTATCTCGATCATCTCATAGAAATTTTAGTGATAAGTATTACGAGCAATGTCGCGTTTGCACTATACTCAGTTTTCTCAGACCGAATTCCGCTATGAGCAGAGCATCCATCAAACCTTCATGCATGGTGCGTGCTCTCGGGGTGTTGGGATTGATAAGTCGAACATCCGGGAAAAGTTGTTGAACGACTTGCCTTGATCTTTCTTTCGGCCTATCTGCGGATGTTCCAACATGCATATGGCGACACCATATGTGAGGATGAATAAGCTCATATTGCAACTCAAGAATCTTTAAGATCATATCTATCTGACCATTGTGAAAAGCATAGGTATGAATCGCTTTTACTCCATTCGTTGGTCTTGGATGAGATTCTTCAAGAAAGACAATTGCTGATGGAAACTCCTTCTTAAAAGCTCTCAAAATGGAATACGTATCGAGAGGATCTTCAGGCATCACTTCTTCCAATAGGATTTCTCTTTCTTTGCTGAGAGCAACTAAACCACCATGTTTACCTGGATCGATTCCAAGAATAATCATTCTTTAGATTCCTTTGCTTTTAATAGAACTTCCGCTGCTAATCTTTCTCTAAGACTCTGATTTTTCATTTTCGCTTCAACGTGAGCTTTAGACTGTTTTGCCTCCTCTCTTTTTCCTTCAGGCGTGTTTTTCAATTCTGCATAGGCGACTTCGATCACCGGATTTCCGAAGTGATCTTTGAAAGCATCGATAGGAGCGATGAATTTCTTTCCGATGTTGGCGGTTTTTATGTAGATGAGAATTTGGCGGAGTTGTTGCGTTGTATATCCTCTCTCGCGGAGATGCTCTAATTGATCGCTGATGTCCTCGAAAGCAAATCCCCTTATTTTAGCGAATTCCTGTGTCCTCCCATACCAATCCTTAGCTAACGATTCCTCTTCGTCGGGCGGTCCCTTTCTGAGCTCGGGCGATGGTAGTGCAACAAGCTTTGCGATCCCCGTTCCCGATCCATGAGCCGAAGGCGAAAAAAGGGGGAGGGTTTTCTTGGGGGACGCAAGCGCTTCCTTATCCGCGTGCGCGCGCGCGTCCCCCCCCTCTTTTTCTTTCTCTAAATTCTCTATTCTCTTAAGTATGGACGCGCGGTGCGACACTTCGTGCGACACTTTTTCGGCGATGTTATCTTGAAACCCTTGAGCATCATGAGATTCGAGATTTAGGCGGTGCGACACTTCGTGCACCGGGCGGTGCGACACATTTTTTTCGTTTTTTGGGAGAAGAACCGTGATGATCCTGCCGTATTGGCGGTCGCGCTCAAGTAAGACAAAACCATTGTCTTTCAGTTTTCTGATACGTCGTTCGATCGCCTTTTTATCACTGCCTAAAATCCTGGCCAATTCCTCGTCACTTGTAAGAATTTGAGAATATTTTAATTTGATTCGACCTTCCGTCTCATCGGAGGGACTAGCCCATATGCAAAGAAGGCTGTAAAGACCCAGGATTAAAGAATCGCCGGTAGAAATACTCAAAATTTCGCGTTTTAGTTTGCACCAATGGCTGGAAAATCGAGGCATAAGATGTACCTTTTTGGGCCTTGCTAAAATCAGGCAGGTACGATAGGTACTCTCTACTCTTCAACAGAGTTGTTAGTACAGTACGTTGCTGAAGTTAGAATTCCCGGAATATTTTAATTTCAGTAGCGTCTTTTCTGTCTAAGTCCCTAGGATCGCCCGTTAAGTCAATCCTAGGGGCTTTTTGTTTATCATAGTCATTTTAAAAAAAAGTGTAGAAAATCCCCGGCTTAAAAAGTATGCTCAAAAAGTCAGTAAAGTGTATGCAATCCCGTCAGGGTCTCTGATCCTGGTGGGGTTCATCGTTTTTTCTTTTTATTATATTCAGCCATGAATTCATCGAAAAGACCTCCAATTCTCACTGCTTCCGTAGATGAATTATCAACAATCCTCTTCAAAAAGTCAGAGATCTCCCTTTCGTCACGAAATTCAAAAGCTCCGACTGAGAAGGTTGCTGCCACATTCATTAAACCTTCAATGAAATAAAAAGCATCGTCCTGAGTCTTGAGATCATCCTTTATTAAAGGTTCCAACTTTGTCAGTATATTCAATTGCCATTTGGCTCTTTTTTCATGCATGTTTAAATTTTCCCTTTGAAATTATCAACTAACCATAGTATACAGGTGTATAACTTTTATTATGAATTTACAAAATAAAAAAATGCGCGAGAAACTCTCAACACCACAACCGATAAGACTCCCACTCAAGATGCTTCATGATTGCAATGTCATGGCAGAAAAATATGGTGTCCCAACATCTCAAATTTTCCGAATGCTTTTAGGACGTGCTCTATACGGGGAACCTCAGAAAACGATCAAAACTAAAAAGACAAAAAGTGATGATAATTAAACAGAAAATAACTAGTTTATTATTCTCAATTTTTTTAGGAATGGGTTTAACCGCACAGTCCGCACCCGATAATTGGGAGCTTACCGAGAGTGACGATGAGAACCATTTTATAAATTACATCATGTATTTAGTTTACAATGGCAATTATGATTTGATTAAACAACTCTGTCAGGGTGATGACATCTTTCAAGACGATGACATGAAGAACACTTTGAAAAGTATCACCATCAACAGTGGGAATCTGCTGCATTTTGCAGTAACGCGTGAGAACCCGAAATTCATTCAGATTTTGGTCGAAAATTGTGGTTTTGATATCGAGCAAGTATCCTACCTCGGAAAGACTCCGATGCAACTAGCCCTGATTTCTAAAAATAAAGATGTTATTGGCATCGTCACAAGACTAAGGAGATTTGTTTGTAAAAATCTCACTGTAATTATAGAATAACAATCGGATGAAAGAGGTATATGAAATCCGCATACTTCGCTGACCCTGGCATCAACGCTAGCCTTCTCAAAAATATCCTAGCATCACCCGCTGATTTCCTTGCGGCATCGAAAGCTGATAGTAAAGATACAAGGTCGACAATATTTGGTACTGCAGTTCACTGTTATCTTCTAGAACCTTATAAGTTTGCCGAGCAGTACGCTTTGCAACCCGAAAATTGGGGTCCGCGTTCTAATGGAACCCCAGGCGGGAAGAAGTGGACTGAATTCAAAAAAACAAATAAAGGCAAAATTTGCCTCGGCTATGAAGAAAAAGATCTTCTTTGTAATCTTATCTCTGTGAAATTATCGCATCAACCATTTATGCGGTTAATGCAAGGGAACCCAATTATAGAACAGCCCTATTATTATGATGATCTTCGTTATGGTCGACTCAAATGCTGCCCTGATATCTTAACCCAGGACAAAAAATTCATTTGGGATCTTAAGACGACTTGCAAAAGAATTGATGATGAATCACTTTCCAATACTATTTTTTTCGAAACTTATCATTTTCAAGCAGCGCATTATATCTACGTGCTTTCTAAGCTGGGCTTTGATATTCAAGGCTTTGGTTGGATTTTTGTTTCCACCGATACCCCTGCTGTTCATATAGTAATGCGTACTGCTAATAAGCAAATGATCGAAGCAGGAAAAAAAGATCACATGCACGCCTTGCATCTTCTTAAAAATTGTCGAGAAAGAAATAACTGGCCAGGATTTGATACATCTATAAAAGAAATTGGTTTACCTGCATTTGCTGAAAGGATTTATTCATGAGTCGAGGCTATAACCCATTAGCGAAACCATCTTTGAACAATAGTAATGGTGTAAGCAAAACTAACGATGGGACATCGAATTTAATTAGTCTCATTGGTAAATTTGAAAGTGAGATAAAACGAGTCCTACCTAAGCATATCACGGCTGAACGTATGACAAGAATCATCATAAGCGAGGTTCGCAGGAATCCAAAACTTGCCGAATGCAGTCAGATTTCATTTTTTTCAGCGGTCATGTTTTGCTCTCAAATGGGCTTAGAACCCGGTTCAGGGTTAGGACTCGTTCATTTAATCCCCTACTGGAACTCGAAAGCGCAATCCCACGAAGTTCAAATCATAATCGGGTATCAAGGGCTCATTGATTTGATGGAACGCCCAGGGAATGTCAGGATCTCAGCGGGCCTGATCTTTGAAAAAGATACTTTTAAAATTCAAAAAGGAAGTAAGGAAGAACTGACCATTCATCCTTATTTCGGAAAAGAATCACACGGGGACTTGCTAGGTGCATATGCCGTAGCGAATTATTCTGATGGATCATCGAAATTTGAAGTAATGTCCATCGCTGAAATTATCGATATCATGAAGAAAACCAAGTCCAAGGGGGAATATGGACCGTGGAAGGATCATTTCGGAGAAATGGCTAAGAAAACTGCCATTCGGAGATTAGCTAAAATCATACCTAAATCTCCGGAATTGGCAAAAATAGATCGTCACGACGACTCAATCGATATTGAAAGCACGAATACAACTTCATTTCACAAAGAAGTACTGGAAGATATCAGTCTTCCCCCAGGTCTCATTGAAGCGCTTGAAACAACCGATGCTGAAAATCAGATAGCCGCAGACCCAAGCGAAGAAGCGTAAGAAAGAAATTTTCCGATGAGAGATTCAGATTTATTTGTAGGTTTTTTTTTGATCCCGGTCATATCCATCTTTGTCTATCAAGCGTTGCGAAAAATTCGCGCTAAAAAGGCTTGTTTCAACGACTTGACACCAGAACAGAAATTGACTTATCTCCTTTTTCAGAATCAGCAGAAAGAAAATATACTCCATGATCATCAAAAGGAAAAATAATCCCCCATATAACATATTGATATGTCAGGGTTTAAATATATGAATGGGATCCTCTAAAGTTTTCCGCTCTATGGTCGATAAGGTTAGGGAGGGAGGGCTTACATATGTTTAACAACAAAATCCTAAACGTCTTAATAACCGAGGATGTTTGCCAACAAATGAAGACTCTTGTTCTAAGAAATAATCTAAACCAATTGGGACTCACCATTGAAGAACTTAAAGAGATTGAAGCCGCAATAAGACTGAGAAGATATCTGAAAGAATTCGGTTTTTCAGACATTGAAATTGAAGATATGAAACAAAGATTCTTGGAAGAAAGATTCGGGAAGGATGCTCAAAAAGCAGCGTAAATGCCTCACGCATTGCAGGGAGGATGCTTACGACTTTCTTTTTGAGCACGTGCAGCAGCATACCTTATCCTTAATCCAATCTCTCCATAAAATAGGTTATTTGCTAGCTGTACCTTGTTCATGGAGATATTGTACTTTTCACCTTTTGGAGAGCTTTATAGGCCGTCTCAGCTAGTTTAGAGCTATCTGAGGACGACAAGGTGTCAAGGCTAGGTAGGATGGTTGAGCTAATTTCGGAGACCTCATCTAGGATTGGATTTGAAATACCAAGCGTCTTGAGAGGCGTCTTGAGAGTAAGAATACCTTCGCAGAGGATGTCGGCAAACTTCTCAATGGTTTTGATATCCATGTGATAGAATCCTTACTTAATTATTCAATATTTACACTAAGTTGAATGTGAAGTATATGAAAAAGACCAAAGTTAAAACTAAACCCAAAACCCGCAAAGAGAAGATAGAAATATTGCGAAATGAATTATCACGTCTCATCAATGGAGGTGAAAGTGCTCATGATAAGTTCATGGTCAACGGTATCTGTCGTTATCCGCGTTGCAGATGTAACAACAGAGCCGTTTTTTCAAGGCATAGACACTAATAGTTTTTATCCCACCCTCAAAGCAATGATTGAGCCTAACCAATCGCCTTGCGCTGCTGTTCCCTGTCGAGAAATACAATTCAAATAGTAAGATGTGGTACTTCCTATACTCAACACTTTTGAAGCCCAACCTGCCATCCGACCATTTAAAGCAAGCGTATATATATTGAATTGGTCATAGCCAAGAGTAGTCCCACTGTAAGAAGATGCCGTCGTTCCTAATGCAAAACTTCCATCGTTAGTTGCAGCATTGGTTACTAGAACGTTCACTCCATAATTGATCAGCCAAACGCCCGCTGTTAAAGAAACTGTGGCAATCTGCGTCGCAGTTGTCCCGATTGTGGTCGAAGCGCCTTGGGCTGTCGTAGATATGACTTCACCTATAATTCCTGCAGCTACCGCAGATCCTGTAGTGATTCCTTTCACCGATGTACAATTAGTGAGTGTCCCGCTAGCAGGAGTGCCTAAAACAGGGGTGACAAAAGTAGGACTCGTTGAAAATACTAGATTAGTGGAAGTGGTTCCCGTAGTACCTGTCGCGCTTTGCAAATACTCGAGTTGAGTCTGTGTAGTCGCTGAGGCTATAGGGATACCATTTGAATCTGAAACTAAAGCCCTTGTCGCTGTGATAGCTGCAGCTTCAATGATCGCTCCACCGGAACTTTTCATCACACGATTATTGTTCAAAGAAGTGGATGAATTAGTGCCGCCGTTGCTAATACCTAAAGTGCCAGTAATATTGCCAGCGAGATTGATAAGTTTAGAAAGAATTGAACTCATGTGTGCACCGCATTAACTCGGAAGCTTCCAGTAGATGGGCTTCCGGAAGATTTGACTTGAATTGCTGTCGTCGTACAAACCATGGCGTTCGATTGAAAATCGATGGAAACTTGATCCCCAGAATCTAAATTCCAGTTCGTTGTGGTCCCTGCATCCATGCTCACCGCACATGTCGCATTCGTATTATTGCGCATGAATAAAATTTTAGTATTGGATGCAGGGGTGAATACTGTCTGGAAAGATGAAGTGATAGAACCAGCTGCAATATTCCCCTCTGCAGAAAATATTGCGGTAGTAGGAGTCGTCGGTGAGAGAGAACTAACAGTAACGGGCACTGCAACCCCGCTGGCATTCCCTTGAATAGTCAGAATTCCTGCGGCTGGAGAACCGGTTGTTCCAGTCCCTGTCACATTGACCGTGTTAGTAATGGCAGTTACCGCTGTCACAGTTGAAACTGTTGTAACGGATGTTAAACTTGAATCACTGGAGACTGTCACCCTTGGGATACCAGCTCCACTCGTCCCAGTTCCTGTTACTACGTTATTGCCACCGAACTGCGTGACGTTAACCGCACCGGTTCCTCCCGAGGGATCGACCTTGACAGGTGTCATGCTGGCAATGCCTTGGATCGTCACTACACCGCTCGCAGCAGTACCCGCTGTCCCCGATCCCGTCACTGTCCACGGACCTGATGCTTGTGTTACTGCACCGATAGTGTTGGCTCCAGCTGGGAGAGCAGCGTTAACTTGCACCCCATTTGTAGTGCCTGGAGTCGTCTGATCAATCCCAACCTTACCTATAATTGCTGATCCTGCCACCAAGCCGACAGTAGAATCATTCGACACCGTAACACGTGGAATGCCGTTCCCGCTCGCGCCTGTACCTGTAACAACATTGTTCCCTCCAAATTGAACTACGTTGACTGGCCCTGTTCCCCCTCCCGAGGGATCGACCTTGACAGGTGTCATGCTGGCAATGCCTTGGATCGTCACTACACCGCTCGCAGCGCTGCCAGCGGTTCCCGTGCCAACTACCGGTTGATTCACTGCTGAACCATCAACTTTGAGGCCGTTAGAAGTACCAGTGAGGCCAGTAAGATTTCCACTAACATTCATACCTGCGTAGGTAGCATCCGCTGGAACTGCACTTCCTGTTGCACCGACAGATGGATTCGTTGCAGTTACTGGGATGGGGGTACCTGAAGGGTCACCCTGAACTGTCAGAACGCCTCCAGTCTGCGCTCCAGGTGTACCTTCACCTTGCACAGTTTGAACGGTATTGGTGCTATCTGCAGCAGGTGGGTAGATCGCGTAAAAATTTGCCATATCATGCCACCTTTCCAGAGACAATTATGACCATCGTTCCTACTCCGCTTGCGGACGTGTAAAGCAATCTCACTGCATAAGCGCTTGTGTCGAGAACGTCGATCGATCCAATGCCTGAGTTCCCTGAAATAGGAATAGAAGTCCCATAGACCCCACCCACTCCCAAGGGAGCAATATTCCAAGTCCCTGCATTGAGGATTGTTCCATTAGGAGAAATCGCATAATCGCTAGAAATTTCTAACGCCAATGTTCCGACAGGACTAGAACCAGACCATGTAATGTCATAATGAAGCTTAGATAGGCTTTGTAGAATTGTAGGTTCAGAGCTCCCAGTTGTTGAGAGATTTAAGATTGGCAATGTATTTGGACGTAATACAGTTCTCGTACTCATATTTCATACCACGTATTTTCAATATAGATATCGCTATTACCGCTCGATCCGCTCACTTGTTGAGCTGTGATCAAATAACTAGTCCCAGGATCGATTATGAATAAAAGATTGGCATCGATTGTATAGACGGTTATTGAAATGCTCTTGAAAAGCGTCCCATTCGATGTGATAGTTGAAGAAAGATAACAATTAGACACGCTCGTTTGAGTTGCTGATGTTCGCAAATTTACGGGAACAGTAGCACTATTTAGAGCATTGATCGTGGGATTAAAATAAAATCTAAGAATCGCATTGTTATTGTCGGTCCCATATTTCCTTTGGTACATGAAAAGTGATTTTCCACTTCCAGCAGGATTAGAGATGTACATGATCGGATGTTCGCTCGTATCCGTCAGTTGTTTGCCATTTTGTGGCAAAATAAAAGCATTTCCTAAGTAGGTCTGTTTCCCATTGAGATCTAAAATAGATTCCAGAGGCAGTTGAGTCTGCGTGAGCGGTGCGCCCATAGGGGTCTCCTTTTTTACGCTAGGGGTCTCCTAGACTTCTAAAAAAGGAAAAAAGGGTAGTCGGCTAAAGTTTTATGATTTTCAACCGATAAGTCTTAGTGAAGGAGAGAATGCTATGAAAACTATACTACATCTTATCGGTGGACTCATAGTAGCCACTCTTTACTACTTACAACTCTTAAGTCCTGTTATTGCATTGATATTATTACTTTTTTTAGGCTCCGTATGTTTTGATAAACAGATGTTTTTGAGATGGGGGGCCATGACCGTTTTCTTGTTCATATGTTGGCTACTTCATTTTGATATCGGCGTTTGGGGAACCATCATCGCAAGCATGTCTATGGACAAGGTTTTTGCTAGTCAGACTTCTGTTGTCGCATCGAATTCGCCTGCGTTGAAGTCAAATAAGCCTGGGAAGATTTAGTAAGAGTTGAAGTATTTCTTTTGTTTTTTGTAACTGGTTGCTGCTGTTGGCCTTCCTGTGGTTTTTGAGCGAATATAGCCTGAGCGGCTGCTATATTATTACCAGAAAATTCCGAAGCCATAGGCACTCCTAGGAACGTACTAAGACCATGTTGAATTGTATGACTAGGTTTTTTGTCTTGTAATTGAGCCTCAGAAATCTTTTTCGTCAACCTCTGAGTCAATAGATTATCAACCTCCGGATGAAGAGCCTTGAAATGCTGCATATCTTCAGAATCTAAAGTTCCATTCTCAATTTTACTCATAACGTGCAATGGCTGGACTGCAATCTTAAGTGCCTTATCGTAAGAACGTCTCTGAGAAGTTTGGTCAGGTTTAGAATCAAAACTTAATTTTGGGGGATTTTCCTGGGGTTTTAGCGAGCTGAGATAGTTTGAAATCCTTCCCTTCGCTGAAGAAAGGAGAATATTCTGAGTCGGATAGAGTTGTGCTAATCCTTCATCCCCGAAAATTCCTTTCGACTGTTTAGAAGGAGTTCCATTTACTTCCCCACCTTTTGCCATGTGCGGTGTATTATCTTGTTCTTGGTTCTGCTGTTCTTGATTAAGATCACCATTGATCCCTCCCTCATCTATCCAATCCATAAGATCATTAACGCTTTGTTTGACATGCTCATTCTTTAAACCAGTTCTCGTGCCCTCTTTGAAAAGAGCATCGATTGAGGAATTGATGAGTTTATTCCCTTGATTGATCTTCCCTGCATAATTTAGGAACGGAAGTAAACTGGAAGGTGCTCCTTCAGAAAGCCATTTCGTTACCGTTGGTACCGTATATTCTCCTGCTTTAGACATTGCGCCTTTTACCGCTGGCTCGGCCAATGAAAAGGAAAGCCAGAAAGGGACACCTGAGCTTTCAGCAGCTTTTTGAGCTAAATTCGAAGCTCCAATTTTGGAAGTTAAATTTAGAAGAGAATCGTAACCATTATAACCACTTAAAAATGAATCTTTATCAAAGAGCCCTCTATCTATAAGATTCGATAAGGCTTCAGTGCTAGGTTCAGCACCAGCTTCCAATGGAACTTTTGAAGCACTAGCCCCAATACCTGCGAGCATTGATGCCGCTTTATTCCCAAGATTAGTCTCAGCTGCGGCATTCAACCCACCTCCAAAAATGCCCCCTAAAAGTCCTGAGATCCCCACATTTGCTAAAGCTGCACCGACAGGATGAGCGGGGTCTCCTTCACCAATCATCGCTTTATGTATTTCATCACCGGCACCGACTGCAGCATTGGATACTATGTTTTTAAGGATTCCTGCCCCAATTCTACCAAATGTGTTAACCCCTTGAGGGAGAAATCTCTCAGCAGCACTTGCAGCTAAACCCGCTTCCCCTACGCCGGAGAACAAACCAGCACCTAGTCCAGCAGCTTCCGAAGCACCATGAATCCAAGGATTTTCTTCTTCTCTAGCTTTAATCTCATCGGCACTTATGCCTGGCACACCTAATTTGGACAATCCTAATTCAGCAGCGGTCGCTAGAGGGCCTGCGAACCCCTGCGCAGCACCTTCAACAGCTGTTAGAGCTTTCTGGCCAGGTGTTTCATGCTCTCCTATTGTATTTTCCCATGTCGGTTCTTCTTCAATAGCAGTGGTATTTTCCCATGTCGGATTTTGAGCTGGAGATGAGCTGTTATTATCAGTTGCAGTAGTATTATCCCATGTCGGAGTGGCATCTCCACCATCGGCAAAATATTTGCATTTCTTATCATGCATTCTTGTTTCATCGCAAAAATGCCCAGTTTCTCCACCTTTTGCCATCTCTCCATAACAATGACAATTCGGGTGAGGCTTGCCATAGGATCTACAACTTTGATTTTGACATGGCAAATTACTCATCACTGTGACTCTTTTTCATTAATCTGTTGGCTGTGTAGACGTTATTTCATTTGCATCCTGATAGCCCAAAAATTCTTTTGAATCAGGGTCGAAGAGTGCTGTCCTTCCATCCGGAGTTTTTCTCGTTACGGCACTTTTCCCATTTATACTGGCTGTTTGAAGTTGAGACTGTGATGTAGCTGCCGCTTTTTTATTTTTCCCTTGTTGCGTAAATGTGTAATTAGGGAATTGGGTCTTTAAACCATAACGATCAAGAGTCGGAGTAGCTGATTCCATACCTTGGAAGTGTTCAAGACCTTTGCGATATTTTTCGCTTCTTGCATTGGGGCTAAGTTTATCCTGAGCATTTGGAAACATTCCATCTAAAATATTTTGCGCTTGATCTGTCGACATAGCACCCGAGTCATGAGCAATTCTAGTTGCGACAGCATCGATTTCAGCTTTGCGCATCTCAGGATTGAGCTTGCCTGCGAGTAATGATTGATCAAGCTTTTTAAAACTATCATCCCATATCTTCGTAAGATTGCGATTGGTATCAACCATCGCAGATTCTCTTGTAACTTCAGGCACATCCGAAGGTGCAATGGCTCCTGGTACATCAGGCGCTATCTTGCCAAGATTGATCATTTTTTGCATTTTTGGAATATCGACGCCGCCCTGTTGCTGCGGTTGTGACTGTTGTTGTTGGTTTTGTTGTTGCTGCATGGGGTTTTGTCTTGAAAAATTCACAGTATTGAGTTGTTGCGCTGCCGCAGCTTTCTGATTGTTCTGCTGCATCTGATTTACTATGGCCGGCTTAACAACATTGTCTAATACTTGCATTCCTTGAGGATTGTTCGCAGAGGAGTTAGCAAGATTTTGGTATATCCCTGCATACATATTATTTTTCGCGCGATTAAACGATGCTAGGCCAGCGTTTTGGGCCTCAAGTTGTTGAGCTTGCGCCGTTTCATATCTCATTCGAGTTGGTATAGCTTGCGCTTGAGCTTGCGCTAACATGTTTTCTGATTGCATGCGTCGTGACTGAGCTTGTTGCAGTTCATGATTGTAAGTCAGATTTAGAAAGTTTTGATTATTGGTTACATTTTTTTGCTGAGAATCTAGATCCCTATCGATTTGTTTATTCATCATATCAAGCAGCATGTTGGGTTGATGAGTTAAGCCAGAACCTGCTCCCGAGACCAATAATCCAAATATAGTTCCTATTTTCCCTAAGGTATCTTTTTTGCCATATAGATCACTGTAAGTTTCAGGGGTTATTTTTCCGGTTGCGGCATCATTCAAATGAGCCACATCTTGCGCTGTGTATTCTTGAGCTGTCGGCGTAGGGGGATGAGGGAGAATGACGGGCGGTTGGTTATCTGTTGTTTGTTGAGAACCTGATACCGTTTGGGCTACTGGTTGGGCATCTGCGTTATCAGCTTGTGGGGGAGCAATACCTTGTTGTGGAGCGTCCGCAGTTGAACTGGGAGATACGTTTTGTGGAGACTCATCATCATTTTGAGCATCTACTGACATCTCTGGTTGATCTTGATCTTTTAAATTCTGATATTTATTTTCTGACATTTTAACCCCTAGCTCTTTTCTTGGCTAAGACTTTCGCTACAAACTCTGCAGAGTTTCTTATTGGATCTTTGCTATTTACTACACTTCTAGGGAGAACGATCTCACCCTCTGAAAGCTTTGCATCTATCTTATCATTGGCGTAGTTATCACCTTTTTTGACCGCTTTCTGACTTGGCTTAAGAGCCGCGACATGACCCCCTTTACGGAGATCTCTTCCTGTCATTCCACCTTTAGCAGCGAGCGCCCCGGCCAGAGGAGCCATTGTAGCAGCCTCACCAGCTGCACCTGCCATATCGGGACCTGCAAAGGCATCAGCAGGACTCGCTGGCGTCGTCGAATTATTTTTTAACAAGGAACCAATACCTTTACCTGCATTTGTAAGACCTTTGTTAAGAGAAGCAGCACCAGTAGAGGGCATCATAGGTTGATTATTACTACTATCGCTCCCTGTATTAGTTCCTAGTGGATTCGATGCCCAATTTTTTAGAAAATTCCCGAAAGAACTTTGAGGTGGGTTGGGATCAGTTGTCATTGCACTGACAGGAAGAGGCGCAGTAGGAGCTGACACTTGTGGAGGACTACCGCCATCGGCCATTTTAACTGCTTTTTTTACCTGTCCACCTTTAGCTAGACCTAAAGCGCTACCGAGACCTCCCATGACGCCACCGAGCACTCCTTGTTGGCCTTGCATTTGGGTTTGAGCTAACCCAGCGTTAGCTGAATTGATGTTGCCGAGCATAGATACTTGCTGTTGATTTGCAGATGCAAGTGCATTTTGCAGCAATTGTTCTTGAGCTTGATTGGCTTGTAAGTTCGTCGTGGTGCCAGCAATTCGTTGACCTGCTAGCGTATTTGCTTGATTGGCAAGAGCGGACTGTTGAGCCTGTTGTTGATTTATTCCTTGTGCTGCCAAAGCTCCCTGTTGTGCCACTGCATTTTGTTGAGCAGCAGTCAATCCGGCTCCAATATTGGCCTGTTGTCCAACTCCGGCTTGTTGCATTTGTGCTTGGGTTGTTCCAAGCCCACCAATAGCGCCTTGAGTTGCAGCTTGAGCTTGTTGCTGCGCACCAATTTGCTGCAGAGCACCGAGAGATTGTTGAGCTTGCATCGTAGCACCTTGCCCAACTGCTTGCTGCTGGGTTGCGGCTCCTTGTTGCGCTGCCTGACGCGCTAGTAATCCCACGTTGGAACTAGCACCTCGTTGACCTGCCATCATCGCAGATTGATTTGCAACATTCTGTCCGGTTTGTTGCGCAAGCATAGCTTGTGCAGGATTTGGACCCGTTCCCGAAGCTATATTCTGCAATTGCTGTGTAGTTCCCTGTTGCTGACGCGCAAGATTTTGCAAACCGCTAATTGCAGAATTTTGAGTGCCAATCCCTCCAGAAAGAGCATTGTTAATAGCATTTTGTTGAGAGAGTGCAGAAGTTTGAGCGCCTATCCCATTCGCACCGTTCAAGGAATTGGTCAGAATAGCTTGATTCCTTGCCGCATTACCCATCTGAGAAGCCGCATTATTTGCCCCGAGTTGATTTGCCAAAGCCTGTTGTTGTGTTGCGACATTTGATTGCATTCCGAGGCCATTTTGGCCTTGTAGAGCTTGCAAAAGTGCATATTGATTATTGATAGCGTTAGCATTGGAATTATATGTTTGGTTGATTTGTTGAGCATTTGTACCTGGAATAATGTTGGCCTGTTGAGGAGCTTTGAATCCTGATCCTGCAGCTCCGCCGGAGGTTCCAAACAATCCGCCTATACCCCCCATTTCAGATCTCCTTACTCATAACAATAACATTTTCAGAACAACTTTTAATTTTCATGCCGTAGGCGATGAGAACAAGAAGGCTCGTCGTTGCATTTTTAGCTGATGGCATCACAGTCCCAATAACTTCAGTACATCCTTCACTTTTTGCCTCTTTGCATATTTGATCAGCTAATTTTTTAGCGACACCGGTCTTTCTAAATTTCGCCTGGACAAATATGTCGACGATATAAACTTGTTCATCATTTAGATAACGATAAGTTGCAAATCCTTCATCCGTTTCGATGACATAATCACTGAAACGCTCATTAATATACTGAGCATATAAACTTGTCATACTATCCCACACTTTGACCGGTTGGTTGTGGCCTGAAATCCTTTTTAAGACCTAATACCATATTGATACCAGAAAGAGTAAAACCCTGGCCCGGTGATATCCCCAATGTTGCATCATAATATTCTTTAATGGCAATGTTCACGGCCATGCATCGTTGCTTTTGAAAAAAGATGCGCCATGATTCGAGATTGCCAGGGCCTCCAAAAGGATTCCCTTGTCCGAATGGACGTTGAGAAGATCCCGAACCGAACGGTGTGCTATAATTTATAGGACTTATAAGAAGACTTTGACGCGGTGTGGCTTCATAATCGTAAAACATGCTCACATAAAGTCTGTGAGGCGAATAATAAGTGCCAAGCAAATAAAAGAAATAGGCTCTCTGATATCCTTGCAACATATTAAAATTCATGGGGCCTGTTTTGAAGGCTATTAAAACAGGATTTGAACCATCAAGATAAGATCCAGGACTTTCTTGAAATGCGATACCTTGCGCATTAATGTAAGTGTGATAAATACCATAAATACAACTGCTTACCGCTGGAACGTTCGTAAAAGTCCCCCACTGATTATAATAGTAATCATACATGAGGGTGACACCGCTCGCTAAGGTAAAGCGTACCTGATTTTCTTGTTTTATATTAACCGCGCTATTGACAAGAGTTCCTGTTGTATAGTTTTCAACGGGTGCCCCTATATAAGTTGTATTTAGGCTCCTATCCAGCAACCAAATGCCCTTATCACTTTGGAACATCAATCCATTCGGAGTTAAAACGATTGATATTTGATTAGAACATCCAACGGTTGAAGTGATAAATATTGGTTGACTGTATTGACTATTAGCTCCCGTATTATCAGGCCCAGTGCCATTTAGGTAGAGAATCGCATTTTTTTTGAAGAAGATAATTTTATCATCAAGTGGAGCTATGCCACTTATCGGTCCGGTGTTACCTTGAGTTGATGTAGTTGGAGGGACGTAAATTGTAAAAACATCACTTGTCTCGACGGGGACACTTTCAATGACTTGCTTTGAATACCATACAGTATTGGGATCTTCGGAATCAACAATCCAAAGCCTGGTATCAAATATGGTCATTAGATTGGTCGCAGGTGTCGCTATATTTTCAACGACGCCACCAGTGGTATAAAGGATGTTATTTCCCAATATCGTGGAATCAGAATTAACATCGATATACTGAACCGAATCGATAGTTGTGCTATTTAACAACGGCGTTGAAATACTAGTAACCTGATAATAAATCTGTTGCGCAGCAGACCATCTATATATTGTAATCTTTACAGGATTTGCTGTCTTCATGGTGAGACGCAGAGTCGGTATGTTAACAACGATTGAACTATTGCCAGCGCTTGTTGTAACTGTCACCGGAATACTTGGAGCAGAACGGAAAATATTCCCTTGATTATCGCACCACTCATAGGTGACTTGATAATAATATTGCTGAGCGGACTGATTACCAGTGAAGGTCAGAGTAACCCCGCTGTGATTCCCGCTTCCATTCTGATTCATTGTCACCGAACTTGTCCCAACGCTCACAACAAAAGAATTTGCAGCGACTCCTGTACCGCTTATCGCCATACCAACGGTTATTCCGGCTACAGATGATAACGAGGAAAGAGTGGGGGTGCTGCCAGAGGTATTTCCAGTGGGAGCCGGGTCTGCTTGAGTCGCTACTTCAACGTTGTCCGGCCATAGAAAGAAAAGATGTTCAACTGGAACATATCCGTCGTACATCCATAAAAAACCACCTGCCAAGTGCAAATCTTGACCTAGCTCCGAAGTATCCATATTCGATGTCGTGACATCAAATGTACATAGATTAATGCCTAATTGTGCATATATTCCAGCTGTTTGGGTACCACTTGCCACGTTGGTATCCTTATTTACGGCTTGAATAAGATCTTTGAATAGATAGGGAATACTTGCATTCGTTCCGTTTATCGAAACATTTGGCAAGCCGAGAGTCAAATAACCCCCTCCGTTCTCATAAGCTAATTTCGCCGCGATTACAGGTGCAGACGCAAGACTACTGCTAGCATTTATAAGAAAGTATGTTCGTTGATAGGAACTTTGATAAGCAGCTAAGAAATAGATCATCCCATTGATAATGAAAGCTTTTGATGCAAGCCCTACACTCCGTATGATCACGCTTGTACTGCTTACTGTTGCTGCAGTTAATACGTCACCAGGAGAAGATGCCGAGTTACCTGCGGTATTATTTGAGAGAGTCAAAGTCGTGCTAGAAATTGTGAAAGTTGTCCCTGCTGCAATATTTGCTGGGGTCGTTTCATCGATTAAATACATCCCATTCACAAGACCTGTTGCGCTGCTAACCGTTATACTTCCGGCTCCAGAACTGAATACAGAATCGAAAGTTCCGATGAACGGGCTAACCGTTAACCCTCTTATATAATGAGTAGGGATCGAAGAATCATATGAATAATTATTAGAAACTTCATAATATATATAGCAAGTTCCACCAGTTGCCACGGAAGTGATGTTTGTAATAGTGCCTGAAGATATAATTTCAACAGGGTTCATTATTGGATTTAAATTAGAATCGACCGCAAATGTGAACCCTGTGCTGGAGCCACCATCATAAAAGCTGGCATAAATCAGGATGGAAGCGGAGTTGCTGACATCAGCAGTGACACTCATCAAAGTTGCAGTATACCCTGAATAAACTTTGGTACTCGAAAGGATGAAAGATGTGTTGAGACTAGTGATATTTACTGATTGGCCGCCGGAAGTAGTATCATAAGCTATATATAGCTTATTGTTAGCGACAACTCCGTCCCAAGATAAACCATTTGACGGTACATAAGATGAGGCAATGTCTGTGTTGGCGCCTACTTGAGTTGGATTATTAGAATTAACATAGATGTATTGTAAATGATTTGTGGCGCTTACAACATTCGTGAAAACTATTATAAAATTTGTACCAAGATAGAATACACGTAATCCTCCCGTTACTGTTCCAGCTGTGACTGGAATAGCAGTTGGAGCAGTAATGTTTTGACCCGTTATGGAATCGGCGATGGCATATTTTGCTGTTGTGGTAGTACCATTATTTTCTAAATATACCGTACAAATGAGACCATTGGGGGCGATGCAAGAATCAACTTCAGTTTGATTAAAATTATTTCTAATCAGCGGTAGTACCGACAAGCTCAACGGTTGCAAGGAACCTTTAACAATCCATTGATCATTGCCAGTGTTGAGAGCCGCAATATTACTTCCGATAGCTGTTAAATTCCCATTAAAAGTAGTTAAATAAGAATAACTATTGGTTGGCAACGCTGAAATTTCGCCATAACCATTTCGTTTCTGCAGCAGGCCACCTTTTGTAAAGATAGTATTTTCAAGTTGCAGAAAGTTGCCCATTTGAACCCGTTTGGGGTCTGTTTTCGTATCAAGACCTTGTGCGAAACTGATATCGAATGCTTTTTTAACTATCATAACTCTAGGGACCTAACCTAATTGAACACCTGTCAAGCCAGCTCTTCCAAGTGCCGGCGATCCTGTGAACGTACAATTCATATTCAAATAATAAGTCGTCGTCGATCCTGGACTGACGACGACTGATAGGGAACCCGAGCTGATAAATCCTGAATTGTCGTCAACGTTTGAATAATAAATTGAATTGTAATCCATGCACGCAAAACTACCATACACCCCGGTTCCTGAGTTCGAAAAAGCAGAGAAATTAAAATCTATAGATTGTGTTGGACTGAATGCTGTTGAGTTGTCTCCTGCCTTAATTTGTGCGACGCAGAATACAATCCACGTGCCGGCTGTGAGGTTAATAGTTTGAAAACTTTGCCAAGTCCCGGAAGAGCCAAATGGCGTCAATGCTCCGGTATTTTTATTGGCAGGTCCGAAAATGACATTACCAATATAGGGGAATGTAGCGGTTCCAGAACTATTAACACTCAAAACGCCCTGAGTAGCTGGCAAAGAGCCTGGTAGAGTTAAGCCATAATTCAAAACCTGACTCGAACTCGGTTGAACTGTAACTGTCGGTGGATTTGCAGTATTTCTACCTATGATTAACGGTCCAACAGCCATCTGCGCCGGTGTATTTGTTGCACTTTGAAATGTGAACGTTGGGCTGGAGTAAGATGCTGATGCTGTGCCTGAAGGGAGACCTGTAATCGTTCCCGTTGAGCCTGTGACAGATCCTGATTGAGTTATCCTTACTTGATTACCATTTCCATCATTGTAGTAGAGATCCACTCCGCTTTCATACAGACACCCAATGTCGCTCGCGCCGCCCAAGGGAGAGTTCTGTGGATTAAATCTTGCACTTCTTAATGTCGTTGCGTTATTCCCATTGAATGAAAGATCGGCTGTAATATCTATGCCTGAAGGTTGAATCTGAACGCCTTCATCGGTCGAATGATTGTGACTATCGATAATATTGAGACAAGAAACGATATTATTTGCCCAATCAGGACCGGGATCTTGTCCGGGAATTGGTACTGGCAAATTCATGTTCGGAGAAATAGTGACGTTAGCCATTTTAATAAATCCAAATTGAAATTGTAGTATTGGCACTACTCTCAAGAGTAATCGTCAAACTATTCAGTGCAGCTGAGCGCCATATGACTGCATCTGCAACGTTATCAGTTAAAAACCATCCCTGTGGCATCCGTTGTAGGAGATGATTGATCACCTTTGGGGTGTTCGCTGTGAGTGAAATATCTTTAACAGCATTCCCCTTTAAGAAAGGGATTGCAAGTAGAGGATTAAGAATAGAAGCCCATTTAGTTTGAGCTAATTCCCAAGGCAGTTTGGTACTGAGTTGAGCCATTTTACCATCCTGCGTTTCCACCGCCGCCGGAGGCAAATCCATTGCCCCCATACAGTGGATCCACACGTGTATTTGATATTGTATCCGCCTGACCAACATCTCTGTTTTGAGATGCGGATTCGATACGATCTTTTAAGAAAACAAGTTCCGCATCTAACTTGCTAGTATCGGAACCTTCCTCTTTATCGAGAGCATATTTTGCTGCGCGGACAATGGGATATCTCAACCATCCTGAATATCCGAGTGTCGTCAAGTCCGTGTCTTTCAACAACCCTGGCAATTTTGGAGAGTACCACATACGTATTTGTTGATTCCCAGCAGGAGTAGGAATAAGATTAACAAAGTTGCCCATGAGACGATATCGCATGTTGTACACACCGTAAATTGTTGATGTTGAGTTTGGATAAACATATTTATTCCTCTCAATCCAATCAAATTTAAGAAGAGTAACCCACGCATTATTACTTGTGTTAATCCCTAAATCCATTCCAGCGAGCTTATACAATGCAGGAGAAGGTGATCCAGACGCGTTAGGGTAAACGCCACCGATGTAATTTGTGACGCCATCAGGGATAGGATAATTTTGCGTCGTTCCGTTGGTATTTATGAAGACATATTGAGAAGCGAACAAATCCTCATAGCTATCGATCAAAAGATCATAAAGCTCATACATTGCTAGGCGTATGAAAGCATTCCATTCGCTTGTGATAATGAATTGGCTATCAACCCTATCTGCTGTTTGTTGTGATCTTAATCGAAGTTCATACAAGGACATTTCGCTTGGAGGTGCTGCTACCATTTGCACTGCGGAGGAAAACGGTGAAATCCCTGACAGATTTGTAGCAGCAACTTGATAGTAATACAAAATCCCGATCCCGGGCAAGGAATCAAGATATTGGGTTATCACTCCGGTCGTCGCAAGGTTTGTAAAATTCACACCATCTGTTGAACGTTGGACTTGATATCCGGTCGCCCCTAGAGATCCATTCCAAGAAATGAGAATATTACCATCCGACTGCTCGGCAGTTAAATTCTGCGGTTGGTAAGGAATCGTCATTGCAAGCGTCCTATCATAGACCGTCGATTGTTACACTTGAACCATCAAACGCGAAATACATAGCAACTACCGTCCCATCAGCAGGTGCGGTAACTGCATACGCACTTGTATTTGTAAAAGTAGGTGTTGAAATCGTACCTGCAGGAGTACCAGCACTCGCATTTGCGATGCCACCGTTGGCTCCAGCACCTGCTATTGCAATGTCACTCCCAGTATTTGCACCCAAAAGGTTCGTGCCAGCGTTGACACGTGTGGTAGCTCCATCTGAAACCGCTGCGTTTTTGAGATTCAACGTGTGAGTATGGTTGCCTAATGCAGAACCCGTAAATGTTGGGGTTGAAATTGTACCGCTAGGAGTGACCGCAGAAAATTGAACGACGATTTGCGCGCCGGCATTTTGAGCAATGTTAGAATTCGCTATCGTTTGATTACTATCTCCGATAACCGTGACGTCAAGGGCAGTTGCAACGCCGGGAACTCCTACGGTACCAGTCCCTCCAATAGAGGCAGTTGCCGCTGCGACGAAAGTACTGCCCACAGCTGGGACGAACCCCGGTCGCAACCCTGCCGTTTGCCATTGAGCTAGAGTTGTTGTCCCGAGAGAGGTAATTACATACACATTATTCGCTGTCAGAGATGTGGTGCTGGTCGATGTTAAGGGGATAACCTGTCCAGAAAAGCCACCGAGGTAATAATTGAAATTATTTTTAAAGGTGACAATCGCATAACCAGATTGTGGATTAGGATTAGTCAGTGCATTTTGTTTTCCAGCAGTCTGAGAGGTATGCATGAAAACTGCTTCGATGTAACCGTTGCTCTTTACTGATCTGACGCCCCATCCATTACCATTAGCAGAATCCACAATGAAGTTGCAAAAGACTCCCATCGGCTTTGCAATATTCATGTATGTTGATTTACCATTTAGGCCAAAACCGCGCACTACTGACATATAGGCTGTCCCCTATTTTGAGTCGAGATTTCTCTGTGGGTAGCTCGACACCACTTGCCCACCAGGCTGACAAAATTTATTTTTTGCCTTCAAATAAGGGAAAATGGGTAGTTTTTTGGGCTTTAAATAGAAAAATCCCCGAAAACTTCGTTAAAAGCTATCGGGGACCCGCAAATGAAACCGCACTATTTTTTTGCATCAATTACGCAGAAAGTGCAACCTGCATATTGTAGCCAGGTGCGCTACATATAAGATTGCCGTAGTAAGCAATCCTGATCTCTACTTTTTGTTACTCCGTCTTTCGACGTGGGGTACTCACCTCTTCGGGCTTCCCCTCTGCATCTTTATTTATTCATGCAGACCAGACTATCGCATCACCTTTCGGTGTCCTCTCACTTAGTCGTTCACGCTGCTTTCGCTTGCGCCCTGTCACCCTGTCGGGCTTCCAAGTCAATCAGAGAAGATTTTAGATGCGCTAAAGTTAACGCATCAGCATTGCCCACACGCAGACCTTCGAGGCCCTCCATTCCGTACGTGAGTATGTGCGGCGCTTTTCCAAGCGTGCGTAATTTCCATGTAGCAGTTGTAAGACACCACGCTGTCATTTGCTGGCATGACCTATCCGCAAGAACTGGAATCTTGCCGTAGGCGCTGTGGAAATGAATCGCTTCGAAAGCTACTTCCACTTCGTCATGTTCGAGCTGCACGTATTGGACCTTTGCCATTTTTGTTACTCGCATTTCTGCGGGGGTACTCACCTCTTCGGGCTTCCCCTCTGCACTTTTCTTTCTATATGTGCAGTTCAGACTATCGCATCACCTTTCGGTGTCCTCTCACTTAGTCGTTCACGCTGCTTTCGCTTGCGCCCTGTCAGCCTGTCGGCTTTCCAAGTCAATCAGAGAAGATTTATACTGGGCACGTAGTTTACCCAGTTCGTTAATCAACGTACTGTAAGAAACAAAATCCAAAATGATGAGATCAAACGAAGCTCCTTCGCGATTTCCGAAGGCTAACGCATTTGTTAACCCTTCAGAAATTGACTGGGAAGAGGCATTGTAACGTAATCCGCCCAAACGTGTAGGGTCCGCTGAACGATTAACGCCCCAGAAGTTATCGTTTGAAGGAGGATCTACTGGTGGAATCCAAGATGCCAACCCAGAAAGGCCAAGACAGCCTGCTATCGTAGAAGATCCGCCGATACCGATATCACCCAGAACTTGCAGATAATCGTTTGCGCCCCAAGAAGATTGAGGTGCACCCTGAACGACCGTTCCCGAGATTACCCCAGTACCACGGTTAACCGACGTGATTTGAATCGCATCGATAGTACCAGGAGTATTTTGCAATGCTGAGCCACCGTCAGTTGCAGTGGCTTGCAGAGTCATTCCAACTTCAAACTGAACAACAGTCTGTGGGTTAGAAAGTGTGAATGTCAATGTAGGTGCACTATAGCTCACGCCAGCAGAACTAATCTGTCCTCTCGAAGCCGTACCTCCAGCAAACAATTCAAATGCCATGTTGTTTGAAATGTTGCGAAAGCCGTTATCAAGAGTGCGAGAAGCCTCATCTACAAAGGCGCCTGCGTTGCTCTTTGTTTGTTCCATCAGGAGATTGGTTATTGTACATTTTCTTAGCTCACGTTTCGTAATGTTATAGCGTGAGATGAGACTGTATATCCTTCCGTTCTGGAAGCCCTTGTCAGTCGTTCGAGCGTAGATCTTACGTTTTACGCTACGGTCTTGTCCGCTTCCGGATTTTAACCGTAATTCGGGTTTATGCAGCAAGTGATTCCTCATATGCTGGGCAACAATCTACCAACTGGTAATCCTGAATTGCATAGACGAAGTAGCTCACAACGTCAGAAGCAGTTTGCTGATTCTGTGCGTTAGCAAAAGTATGAGCTCTACCTGCAGGGTTGCCGTCATTTTGTTACTCCCACTTTCGTGGTGGCCTACTCACCTCTTCGGGCTTCGGCTCTCTCGCTTCTTTTGTTATACGAGAGTTCAGACTATCGCATACGCTTTTGCGTCTCTCTCACTTAGTCGTTCACGGTGCTTTCGCTTCCGCCTTGTTGTCCTCTTCAGGAGATCCAAGTCAATCAGAGAGAGTTTTACTTGAGCAGACTTCCACTCAAGTGGTACGGGTATATACTTCAATTTACCGTACCTACGCGGGCAAGTATTTTAACCCGCAAAGCCATCTGGCGATTCGTTCTTGGGAACCATGGCAAGCCAAGGGTTCTTCGAATAGACCACGTTTTTCATGTAGTCTTTGTCATCGGTATACAATTCTTTAAGTGCTGCGAGCTGATTAGAGCTGTTAGCGTAAATAGGAGCAATAGCCATAAAGGATAAACCTTCTCTTAACGTTTAAGTTGTCCGTAAAATGCAGCTAAAGCACGTGCTCTAGGAGACATTGGTACGGAAGCCGTATCCCTATTCGTTAGAGTTCTCATCCCAGACGTTCGTAACTGCGATTGCATCGAAGGAATGTGCTGAGCGGGAATAGGAGAAAGAACGCTCTGCATCTTCTTTAGTTTTGCAATCTTTTGAGCATCCTTAAAAAGCTCATCTTCGACAAGCTTAAGGGCATCCGGGACATCTAGGACTTCTCCAGATGCACGGTAAGTTCGCTCAATCAATTGCATCACTAAAGGAACACTATGGGTTTCTTTGACCAATTCATATTCGCTGCTATTTTCGACAAGCTTTTGAGCATCCATTCTCATTTGCATGAGAACTTGCTTTTCTGCTTGAGCCTCGTTATCAACAAATCTTTTATCAATACCTTCTTTCAGGGCTTTTAACTCTGATTTTAAAGCATTGATGTCAGGACTCTCTTGATTACTGAGGATAGCTTGAGTGAGCTGATCATAAGTTACCCCATTATCCAGAAGCACCTGCAATGGCTCTGATTTCAATCGGGCTACATCGATCATCGGTGTCTGACTCTGCGATAATCGCGCCCTCTCTCTGTTCAAAGCTTCCCTATCTCTCTGAAGGGCTCTACGCTGTTTAGCTAATAGAGCAAGCTGTGGGCTTAGCGGCTGTGTAACTGCACTAGCCGCTTTCTGGGTTGTTTCTTGAGGTTGTTGGGTTTGTATATCTTGCATAGAATTGTGATTTGTCTTCATACGCAAGTTATTATCTTGTCCAGTCGGAATGAGATTTCCTTGTTGGTTTAAATTTGGCATCCCTGAAGCTGGCATCGGACTTATTTTCATGCAAAAAACTTTCTACCTTTTTATGCTGCCATAGGAGCATTAGTATTAGGAACTAACGGCGAAACCGGAGCAGGCATCGGATTTGCTGTCGGTGTAGGCGCCGGAGGCGGTTGCATAGCTGCCTGAGCACTTCCTAATAACGTTTGAATCTGATTAAAAAATGTCCTTAAAAGATCAGCTTTTGATTCTTCAAGATTTAAGCTCATGTAAAGATTGTAATATTGAACTGTCAAAGTTTGAGCTAACTGAAGATCCATGTACGGATCAGGTGGCGTGTATTTGCTTTCTTCAATGATCTCATCTAGGATTTTAAAGATTCTTTCCTCGCTAGCATTATCAAGACGTTCATTCTGTTCAAGATCAGGATAGCGCATGAGACGCCTACCTTCTTTGATGGCTAGCATCCCTGCCTGAACTTGTTCGGTAATTGTTGCGATCCTGCCTGCTGGTGATCGTGGCAAAGAAGATTCTGAGAAACATTGAATGACGAAGGTATCTTTGATGAGACCCATCTTCGGAAGATCGATTTGTTTCGTTCCGTCTTTATTTGGATAGACGGTTTGGTAGTGCCCGGTATCTTTTGCAATTTCCATCGCTTCTTCAGTGATGAGATAAGCAAGATCGATAGAAATTTGTTCACATTTCTTCAAGAACTTACTGAAGCGTACATCATTGACGTCCTCAAAAGTTCTTATCGCTTCAGCACTTTCGAGCCCGGCAGGCTTTTGACTGCTTGCGGACATTTGAGAAACACCGCACTGTTGAAACCCATACTGGATGAGACGGTCACGTTCTGCGTACAATTCAGGCGCGTTACATGGAGCTACTTCATAACTGGGTTTGGTACCATGATATGTAACAATGACACCGATTTCATTGTTGTTATGTGCCTTGGCAACTTTGCTCCCTTGTTCGATAAATACGCGTGGGACGCCAACAAGGTTGATAGCACGCGCGATGGTATACATGATGCGATTGATTGAGAGTTGGGTTCCAAAGAGTTGAGTTCCGAGACCCTGTCCCCAAAATCCGAGGAAAGGATCAGAATATTTAAAGAATACGAACGGGAATTTATCTTTTCTATACTCTTCATCAAAAAGAATGCCATTCACCACGGCAATGGTATGTCGTCCTGGTATATATCCTTTGGTTTCGGGATCTGAACCGGATGCTAAACGCCATCCTTCTATAACTAAAATTTGATCAGCTGTGGTACGGCCTGAGTCTGGAGAATTATCTGGGTAACTGGTGGGAGCTGCTGCTATGATCGAACGCGCCATCGCGTCTGGATTACTCGCGAATAGTTTATTCCGATCGACAAGTTTTAGTTGAATCAGCTGTTGTGGAGTGCCATTGAGGCTATCGTTATCATCACAATAAAGATCAGTGATCATGACACGATCAACGCACACTTTATCATCATTTCCGCGATAAACCTTTAAAGCACCTGTTCCCATCACAATGCCATCGCGTATGATTTTTGCTATCTTGTCATAGGATTTAGTTTGATAGAATTCTCCGGCAATGAATTGATTTAATTCTTGCCCAAGATGTCTCTGTTTATAATCTGCACCGTCTGTCAAAAATTTCGGTTGGGGTTGATCTTGTGTTGCACGTGAAACAAGAGTATCTGTACACGCTTGAATCAAATTAAAAGTAGGACGATCATCAGGAAGACTCTTAGTGCGATCCATTTGAGAAACATTCGAGCCAGCATAAGAATATACCGATAAACCACAATAGAGACGGATTGAGACAGCTAATTGTCTTATTCGATAAGTCTGACATGTTTTGAGGTAGCTTGCAGTCGCGTCTAATTCAGCAGCAAGCTTGCGCTCGTCGGTTTCTTTCCACCATTCAGGCAGTATTGAAGCTCCGTCACGGCCATCCGCTGTAGCACGCGTCTGGAACCGGATTTTTTCGGGATCTTTTTTCATTGGCTTTATTTTCATGATGCCCCCGCATTCTCAACTGCGTAATAGATAAGCTCATCATGAGAAAGCTCATCGGTAGGAATTGAATCTGATTCATTCGTCTCATTGATCGTTTTCATGGGCGCTTCACCGAATTTGACTATTAAGTCCTTGAACGTAATCGTCTCAATCCCATGTTTGCGACAAATCTTGAAGAATTTGTCCAAGTCTTTAAGGTCTTCAAACATTCATTAATCCATATAGCCCGGATAGCCGGGCATTCCCGTTCTAGGATAGCGATCCTTTTTATGTCGTGATTTCATGATCCTGGAGACGATGTCATGACGATCTTCATCTTCTTGATCATCTCCAATTTCATCACCTGAATTAGCGCCGGTATAATGATGTTCAAGATCATCATCCTTGGACATTTCATCAAACTCATTTGGTTCAAAATCAGCTGTAACGTGTGTCTTGTTTGCTACACGTCCCCCATGCGAATAATGATGTTCACGCTGTTTCATTATTCGCGAAACGAGATCACGTTCCTCGTGTGGGAAGCCTTGATTTTCTACAGCGTGGTCATAATGCATCTCACGCTCCGGCTCAAATTCGTGAGCATCGGGTCCTACCTCATGCTCACCATGCTGATTAAGCATCCGTTTATCTTCGTCCATTGCCATGGAGTCATGCTTTTCATGCTCTTCAGGCATTGAATGATAACCAGAAGCTTTCTCCTCTTGGATGAACCCGCCATCGGCGTATTTGCCACCATGACACATTTCACACTCATGTTTGCCATGAGCCTCACACATTTCGCCATGAGCCATGTGGTGCATGCCACCATGGGCATGATGTTTTGCGGCTTTGCGTTTCATTGCATAAGCGATCGCCAGACTTTGTTTCAAAGGTTTACCTTCGTGCATCTCAGTACCCACATTTTCAGAAAAGGATTTTTGAGATTTTCCATGATGTAAAGGCATTATTGTCCCTCACCCTGGAATAAATTTACGATCGTTTTGACAGCATTGGCAGCGTTGTCAGCAGTCGAAAGTGAGCTGAGCACGACACCAAGGACGTCACTGGAGGAAGCAGATATGACAACACTGCCACCCATGATCGGTTGCGTAGGAGTAGGGCTTGAATATGTTGCCAGAACTGTGGAGTTTTGTTTCAACTGAACAACTAAGCCAGAGATCGCAGGTGTCCCCCACGTTCCAGCAGTCGTTACGGAAAAACTGAAACTGGTAGCTGCTGTTCCATCGGCTGCAGCTGTACAAGTTCCAGGATAATTGTTCGTGATGATGACATGGCTTGTTGCACCGGAAATGGTAACCGTTGAAACTGCTGCAGTAATTGCTGTTCTCGTATCGCTAGCGATGGTGTTTGCATTTGCTCCAGTCGCAGCAGCAACCTGGATACCAATGAGACCGCCCCCTGGAGCAGGGTCTACACCGGCGCTATTGATATTGTACCAAACGTAATACCCGTACGCGTTCCCTGCAGTGTAAAATGTGAAGAACGTGCTATTCAAACTTCCAGAGGTATCCCCTGTACAAGTAATATTTTGTACTTCAGCAACAGGGTTGGCAGTAACTGCGGGACTGCCAGCAGCGAGATAAGGGATGAAAGATTTGAATGACAGGGTATAAAGGCCAGCGGTTGTCACGGTATATGATTGTGTTCCAAGACCTCCAACGACCGTACTTTGATTGGATTGCAATGCATTAGTCATTCTTCACCTTCCATTTCATGATCTTGAATTTCATCTTGTTCTTGGATGTATCCGCAAAGTGCCTCTAGTGCTCCTTTCAGGACGGCGCGATCTTTATGTTCAAATGCATGCATAATGTCATCGGCGATAGCATCGAGCATTTCATAGGACTCATCTTCGTCCTGGGTCTTGCGGATTTCGATTTCTACCGGCCCTGACATCCCACCTTCTTTTTGATTTTTGAGGAAAGGAAGCATTTCAAGGGTCCTTTTTGAGAAATATGGTCTCAAAAATACGAATAATGGGTAGTTTTATTGGAATCTTGTTTTATACTCATCTTGAGATGGCGGTGTGGGAAGCTGGGAGAGCCTTGGGACTTGGACAAATAGTCTGCCTGAGCTTGCCCTGGAGACACACACGATACGGTGGATCTGTGTCAGCTTTATTTCCTTCATGGAGTGGAGAGATAAAGCGGCGGGAGTCGCGACCTGCTCATCTCATATTCCGGTACATTTGAGGATAAAAACAAAAACGATGGAAAATATAAAATTTGTGATTGTGAGAACTTATTCTGCAGGAGTATTTGCAGGTTTTCTCGAATCCAGAGAAGGTAAAGAAGTCGTCTTAAGAAATGCAAGAAGATTATGGTACTGGCAAGGAGCTGCGACTCTTTCTCAACTGGCAATGGAAGGGACTACAAAACCAGACGTTTGTAAATTTCCTTGCTCTGTCGATAGAGTAATTTTGACCGAAGCGATTGAAATTTTGGATGTCACAGACAATGCTCGAAAATCAATCGAATGCGTCCCTGTATGGAAAGCATAAAGAATAGCTATTCAAGTGACGGCTCGGGCGACGGCTCGGGCGACAGCTATGGCTTTGGCTCGGGCGACGGCTCGGGCGACGGCCCGGGCGACGGCTACGGCGGAGGCTCGGGCTCCGGCTACGGCGGAGGCTCGGG